GTTTGTTAGTTCTTCGTTTGTTAGTTCTTCGTTTGTTAGTTCTTCGTTTGTTAGTTCTTCGTTTGTTAGTTCTTCGTTTGTTAGTTCTTCGTTTGTTAGTTCTTCGTTTGTTAGTTCTTCGTTTGTTTGTTCTTCTTTTACCACCACGTCCTATAATTTGTAAAGGTGCCAGTGGGGGTAAATCATCGTTAATATTGCTATTTTGTTCTACTTGTTCTTTAGGTTTAAATTGTTCATACTCTTTTGCCCTTAAATCAATTTGCCGTCTGATTTCTCCTTGTCTTATTTTTTCTTGTTCTAGTCTTTTTCTTTCTTGTTGGTCATTATATTCTTTTCTACTTGTGTCTTGTTTTTCTTGTGCTTGTTGTTTTCTAATTTTTTCCTTCATGTTTTTACATCCATCTGCTGAATTTTCAAACCCAAGATTTGATGGGCATACAAATTTATAGTATTCTGCTTCTTCTTGAGACGTCCTTGTTGTGGCTTTATTTGCTAATTCCATCATTCTGTCCCAATCAACGCGTGAAAAATTTTCTATACGAACCGCAGGGATAAAGTTGCCCGCTCCTCCTCTTCTACTCTTGGTTCTTTTTTGTGTCTTTCTATTAACCATTATATATTTATCATATAAAAAATGTTTTATTATTATTTTCTGCTAAAAACAGTAATCCTGTTAGTTCTAAGAAGAGCACATCTCACATATTTCATCTTCTTCTTGGTGATTTTCATTTGTCTTTTTTGTTTCAGGCTCAATCGTAAATTGTTGTGCTTGATGTTTCGCCTTTCGCCGCAAATAATAAATGCCCGTTTTCAACCCCTTTTCCCACGCATAGAAATGCATCGACGTCATTTTATTATACACCGGATCTTCCATCCATAAATTCATACTCTGACTTTGACACACATAAACTCCTCGATCTGCCGCCATATCAATCACATGCTTCATGGGTATTTCCCATACAATCTTATATTTGTTACGAATATGCTCAGGTAAAAAACTGAGCTGTTGAACCGACCCCTTATTAGCAATAATATTGTTTTTGATTTCTTCATTCCATAGTCCCATTTTAATCAAATCCTTCATTAAATATTTATTTGGCAAGACAAACTCACCTGCCATTGTTCGGCGACTATAAATATTACTAGTAATCGGTTCGAAACACTCATTGTAGCCTAAAATCTGCGACGTTGATGCGGTCGGCATGGGTGCGACTAATAATGAATTTCTTAGACCATGATTTGTTATACTGGTTTTCAAGGCAGCCCAATCGTATCCCAGTGTTTGCGAATGACCCGAAAAGTTGTGCCACATATCGAACTGGAGAATGCCTTGGGACGCAGGTGACCCAACAAAGCTACTATATGAACCTTTTAATTCCGCTGGCAATTTTGTTAGTTCATCTTCGGTAAAAACTAAATTGGAATTATTATTTGGATTGTTTTTACGTTCAATCGCGAGTTCATTGCTTCTCGTTAGCGCTCCATAATAAATGGTCTCGAAAATATCCTTATTTAATTGCTTTGCCTCTTCCGAGTGAAACGGAATGTCCATCAAAATAAACGCATCCGCCAATCCTTGGACGCCAATTCCAATCGGTCTGTGTTTGAAATTGCTGACCCTGGTCTTTTCCGTTGGATAAAAATTAATATCAATTACTTTGTTCAGATTGTTAGTTACTACCTTTGTCACTTCTAGTAATTTTGTAAAATCAAATTGCTTGGTTGTTTCATTGACGTATGCTGGCAGCGCAATTGACGCCAAGTTACAAACTGCGGTCTCTTTATCGTCTGAGTACTGTTGTATTTCACAACATAAATTTGAGCTCTTAATTGTGCCCAAATTTTTCTGATTGGACTTTTTATTGGCAGCATCTTTATACAGCAAATAAGGTGTGCCAGTTTCCATCTGTGCGTCCAAAATCTGAAACCATAGGTCGCGTGCTGAAACGGTTTTCCTTACCCTTCCTTCTGTCTCATATTTTTTATATAATTGTTTGAAATCATCTCCATAGACGTCGCTTAGACCAGGACACTCATGAGGACATAATAACGACCATTTACCGTTTTCTTTGACACGCTCCATGAATAAATCGGGGATCCAAAGGGCATAAAATAGGTCTCTTGCCTTAAGCTCTTCGTCGCCATGATTTTTCTTAAGTTCTAAGAAGTCGGAAATATCTGCGTGCCAAGGCTCCAAATAAATAGCAAACGACCCGTTTCTTTTTCCACCGCCCTGGTCAATATACCTAGCAGTATTATTAAAAACGCGCAACATAGGGACAAGACCATTTGAAGTGCCATTAGTGCCTTGTATATGGGTTCCTTTTGCTCTAACATTATGAATATGTAATCCAATTCCTCCAGCATATTTTGATATTTGAGCACAATCGTGTAAAGTGTTGTAAATTCCATCTAAACTGTCTTCTTCCATTGCGATTAAATAACAACTTGATAATTGCGCTCTTGGTGTGCCTGCGTTAAAAAGTGTAGGAGTCGCATGTGTAAAATATTTCTGAGACATTAGGTCATATGTCTCCTTTACAAGTCTAAGTGTCTCTTTCGGGTTTTCTGTTTTCGAGTTACCATGAATGCCAATCGCAACACGCATCCACATATGTTGCGGTCTCTCTATGACTGCGGTTCCGACTCGTATCAAATAAGTTCGTTCAAGTGTTTTAAATCCAAAATAGTCTATTAAATAGTCACGGTCATAATCAATCATATCTTCAATTTCTTGAAGATAATCACTCGTGAATTCAAATAATTTATCTGATAATAGTGGCATTTTTTTACCATGAACGTCCTTAAAATTGTAAAGGATATTTACAACTTTTGAAAACGATTGTTCAGTATTTTTCTGATGATTAGAGACGAAAATTCGAGACGCAAGTGTGCCATAATCCGGGTTCAATGTAGACATTGATGCGCACTGCTCGGCTAACAATTCGTCTATTTTGGTAGTGGAAATTGTGTCAAATAATTGGTCGATAATTTTAATTACGAGCTGTTGATAATTAATTTGGATACCCACTTCTTGACCTAGTTTTTTTACCCTAGATAAAATCTTATCAAATGCGACTTCTTCTAATTCGCCGTTTCTCTTAGTGACGCGCATATCAGCTGAGCTTGACCCTGTTTTTTCGGTGACAATTGGTTTATTCATAATTATATTTATAAATATAATTATCGTTTTAAGTTTTTTATTGGTTTTATTATATTCGCATTTTATTAATTTTATTATATTCGCATTTAAAAAAAATATAAATAAATAAATATTAATTTATTATTATATATAAAATGTCAAAAATGCAAACAATCCTATTTTTATTCGCAATCTTAGCTTTGGGACTATTTTTTGCTCCAATGATTAAGATTGAAGGCTTCTCAACGAACAAACAAGATTTAGAAACACCTGGGATATATCCAGTATCCGTTGACAAACCAATATTAGACAGTTTTCCCTTAACCGGCAACAAAGATGTCTCTGAAAAGAACTATAGCGATATTTGGAAAGAATATCCTGAATTCTCAAAGAGTTCATATGACCAAACTACAAATAATTTGCGCTACGTAAAAAATCCGGATAATGGCACTTGTATACGAGCTGATATGTGTAACGCCTTGTATAAAAATAAAGAAGCCAAGTCCAATATTATTACACCAATGCCTCCGGCGGAAGAGGGTACGGGTGCGCGCGTTGGATATTACCGGTCTGAACCAAATATGTTAGCATTTTCGATTCCTGACAATGAGAACATATTGTATTAATTTGTTTGTCTAGTTTATACATTATCAATCTTAACAATACTATTAAATTTAAGTAGACATTTTGATTGTGATTGTGATTGTTGCTGTTTTTGCTGTTGCGATTGCTGTAATATGTCAAACGCATTATTCTTTGTTTTACGATTTGGTGCCCTGTGCTCAAATCCTGAAACACGTTCTGCCAATACAATGTCCCAAAGCGACTTCAGTTCCGCGATATTGTCTTCAAACCATTGCCTATTTCGGCAAACCAATACACAGCTCATCTGATCCAATTTCCAATAAATAAATTTGATATACGTGTAATTGTATTTATCGGATTGATATAGCTCGAGCATTTGATCCTCCCATTCTAATATGTCATCCGGATGTATAATGTTCATTGGCTTATATACATAATGCGGTTTCCCTTCTTTGGTATGAAAATACAATATGATACCCTTGTGTTTCATATCTTTTGACAAGCACAGATTGACAAATTCTAGACCATCGTCGTCTTCATAAATCTCATCCGGATTTACGTCTTCTTTAAACGCGGATTGGTCTGCGTATTCTGTAAATCGAGTCTCCAAGAAGTCGCACTCATCTAGGTCACAGACCTTCATTTGTAGCTGTGTTTGTATCCAATACTCCTTCTTTGGAATCCCATCGATTTCTCTATTCACAATATTCTTGATTTCCAACATGCGACCATAACGCTCCGAATGAATGTCTGTATTGATTCCATCGGGCGACGCACCTAGAAACGAATATTCGTCGTCCTGGATACAGCCAAAGTCCTCTACTTTAGTATTATATTCGTATTCATATACTTTTACTGATAGCGGCTCATATTTTTGCCCCCAGTGAAGCGACGAATTCACATTGACCATTTTCACTTCTTCTACAAAATCACTGTCTAAGGTACTAGAATTAGACGTGGTTAAGGGCTGGCATTTCTCATAAATTAGTTGATTCTTGGTTGCCGGACTGTCAAATGCTTTATATGCGTTACTTGCGGTTATTAAATTGTGGCGAAACTTATACCATTCGGGTGTTCGTTGTGCTGGCTGTGGTTTCCCTCTTAAGACGGTCAATTGTGCTTCAATATACTCGTAGTCGGGCTCAAATAGAATGCGCGCGTCTTCATATGAGCGAATTGGCATAAAGTCTTTGAAGAAATCACATGTGGCTTCTAATATGATATCATCCAGTTCTTCTTCCGCGTCATCATTGAAGAAGATGTCGTCTTCAAATTGCGCATACATAAGCTCATTAATATTGTCTTCAAAAATGTCGTCAAAATCGGGTTCCGTAATTAGCTTTGGATTTTTCTTTATAAATTCTTCCATTAAATACAGACAAGTGTTATATAACTCCAGTGCGTCGTCTTCATTAAAGAACTTGGCATCTTCGTCTGCTTTAATTTCGTCGATAATATTATCGAGTTCTTGTAATGCGTTTGTAAATACTGTGTTATTCATTTTATCTGTTTATCTTTATAATATTTGGAAGTTGTTTTTATACTTTTATTATTTGATTGTTTTATATATTTGATTACAAGTGTGTATTATAAATTCAATTTTATATAAGAATTATATCTAAGAATTGAATATAAAATATTTATATTTATTATATATAGCCACAAATAAGATATGAAAAGTTTAAGAAGAAGACACAAGAACAAGAAAAATAAGACAATCAAGACAAATCATTATAGGCATCGGTCTAACAAAGATATTAATGCCATTATTGATATTAATGCGATTAAACATAATGTTAATTTTTTAAAACAAAAAACAGGAACAGATATTATGCCTGTGTTAAAAGCAGATGCGTATGGTCATGGATTTATTGAAATGGCAAAAATATTGAGAGGAATTGGTATAAAATATATTGGTGTAGCTACTTTAGATGAAGCCATTACGCTTCGAAAAAATGGGGACACTGGACGTGTTTTAGCATGGTTGTACGATGTTGATGGAATAGAATTAATTAATGCGTTTAATATGAATATTGATATTGCGATATGTGACGAAAAAACTATACCAAAATTTATTAAATTGATACCAAAAAATAAAAAAATAAAGGTGACAATGTTTGTTGATACTGGTATAAATCGAGCAGGCATTCCATACGATAATGCGTTACAGGCGTTTAAAGATGTTAGTGCATGCGATAAAATAGAATTAGTTGGTATGATGTCTCATTTAGTTTGTTCTGGTATTAAAAATAGTCCAATTGTAAATGAACAATTGCGAAAATTTAGAGCATTACGGCAAGAATTAGCGGAAATAGGAATAAAGCCACCATTAGTTCATATCGCAAATACAGGTGCGTGTTTGAATTATGATGTATCCGATTTTACATTATGTAGAGCCGGTTCGGGAATATATGGAATAACAGCAGATTTCATACCAAGTAAAGAGTTACAATTGCCAATGTCAATAAAGTCATATATTATTCAAATTAAGGAAGTCGGAAAGGGGGAAGGAATTGGATACGATTGGAGATATATTACTCCTCGTAAAATGAAAATATGTATTATACCAATTGGCTATGCCGATATTATTCCTAGAAACACGTCACTTAAACTGCACGTTTATATAAATGGCACAAAACGAAAGGTATTGGGAACCATTAGTATGGATCAAATTGTCGTGGAAGCGAAAGAAAATGATAAAATAAATGATGAAATATTTGTATTTGGTAATGGTAAAAACTGCCCCCAAACTGTTTATGATATAAGTAAACTAGCTAAAACAATACCGATTGAGATTTTATGTAATGCTGGTTATCGCGTGAATCGAATATATGAATAGATATTCACTTTATTCCGGTTCCGAATCATCATCTTCGTTTACAACATTCTTAGCAGTGCCCTTCTTCTTTGGAGCCAAACTTCTCGTGGTTGAGATGCGTTTATCCATATTTTTCAATGTAAAATGAATTGTCGGCTTATTGAAATGGAGTGCCGGCACCTCTTTGATTTCACCAGTATCCTTATCATATACAACATCTTTTACGCGCTGTAACCTTTTCTTATCCAAACAGTCTTTAAAAAACGCGACTAATTTACTATATTCATCATCAGATAAGCTTTGTTCAGACCGATATTTCTCGGCGAAGGCTAGTAATTTCTTGGTTTTCACGGTTTTATCCAGTTTAGACCATGGTTCATTGGCATTATTATTTTTTTCATTTTCCAAGAATTTATCCAAGCTCGACAGATTTGTAGCGGATTTATTGCTAGCAGTAGCAGTAGTAGTATCTTGTTCTATAGTATTCATTATGTTTGTATTTATATATTACTATGGCGAGATAAGTTTAACTCGTTTTAAAACATTATATAATGTTTATTGTCTATATTGTTTTCGGTTATATTAATCCTTTTTTTATCCATGTAATACTATGGATATAAATCAAAATCAAAATCAAAATCAAAATCAAAATCAAAATCAAAATCAAAATCAAAATCAAAATGTAAAAAGAATATCATTAAATATACCTTTATTAGAAGAATCCTTGTTAGATACTGATGAAAATACATCCAAAAAACGAATCATACTAACAAATTCTGATAAAAATACCAATATAAAAAACATCCAAAAAAAGGAAAAGGAGAAGAAAATGCGTGTAGAAACAAATACATGGGGGCTTGATAATGAAGACCTGGCATTTGAAACACAATTGGAATTATTGAGACAAATTAGTCAATCTTTTGTTAAAACAAAGGAAAACAATGCTATAAAGGATACAAATGATATTAATAAAGAAAGACAAATGATTGTTAGTCATATTAAAACCAAATTATCTAGCTACAAACAGCAGGACATTTTGAAAAAGAAGTTTTCAACACAAGATTTTGTTAGTTACAGTGATGTTATAACCTTATTAAATGATAGCAATATGAAATGTTATTACTGTAGCTGTGAAACATATTTGCTTTACGAAATTGTCAGAGAAATGAAACAATGGTCCTTAGACAGAATTAACAATGATATTGGTCATAATAAAAACAATCTTGTTATTTGTTGTTTAGAATGCAATCTAAAAAGACGACGAACTAACAAAGATGCGTTTTTCTTTACTAAAAATTTGAAAATTCAGAAAATGGATTAACATTTTTTAAATAAGTAGAGAAAGAACGTTCAATAATTCATTATTTAAAGTAATTATACATATATAATGAATTTTTGGAAATGGAGCAATGGTGAAACCTATTATCAAAGTCCTAGAAAATATAGGGAAAAGGAAACAGAAACTACAATAAATCATAATATGAATTATGATTCATCTATAAATGCGATTGAGCAATCTTTAGCAGAGCCTACTGATATAATACCCAATCACATGCTTTCTAAACGTGAAACGCTCGACACCAAAATGTCCGACAGAGAACTGATTAGTCAGCGCGGCGTAAATCCATTTTCTGCGCAGACCAGTTATGTGAATGATGTAGTAACACGTGATATGTTTTTGAAGCCCATTAATACTACACAAGGGCGCACAAAAAATCAGAATAAAGGAGAGGATGAATAGTTGCGGCTCTTAACCAGCAGGAATTGGCTCTTAACCAGCAATTGGCTCTTAACCAGCAACTTGGCTCTTAACCAGCAAGTGTCTCTTAACCATGAATTAGATAGCCTTCATACACATGCTATGGAGCAATCTGTTGACTAAGTAAGCCAAGAAAGAGTTAAGCAATACAAAGAATGTATGCATAAGGAAACTCATATTAATCTTATTAACATGCATCAACATGTAGGTAACAGTCGAAATCAAAGTTAAGACAAAAGCAATGCCAAAGAAGACTGACAAGGCATAAAAATAGACGCAATATTCTTCGCCCAGAGGGCCAAAATAGGTGTTCATGAAACTATCCATATTAGTATAATAATCTTAGATTTTTATTTTTTTGGGCTTGTTTATTGTTTTATTAATGTTGCTAAATATCTATTTTTTCTTTTTTTCATAATAAAAAGAAAAGGGAAAAAGAAAATGTTACAAAAACGACTTAAATACATTTCTTAAAAACTTAAATAATGACTACAAATAGTTCCTATATAACGCAGAATGACTTATTGCTAAAAAATCTATTGGTGTTTTACAATACCGAGGAAAATGACAATTTGGATAACATGCTTCGCATTATTACTGGTGACTCTAAAATATCACTCCGTATTGTCGACTGGTTTGCTACTAATTATGCCAAGAAATTTTACACATTGTATACGATTGACCAAACTATCGATAATGTAGCACGCCGATTCAAGGTTTACGACGATTATAAACTGAAACTGAAAGCATATAGCAAGCGACGTTTTGACCCGTTTTGTCGCTGGGACAGGATCAGTATCCCGTATAAGAATGGGTCATTTATCGAGACGACAATCGGTCAACTTAACTTTTTTAAGTGGGCATTGGAAAACAAAGTGGTTGATTATATTGGCGAGAATTATGACACGATCGAGAAGGACATGAATAGCCGCAATAGCACGTCAAAACGTAAGGAACAAATCGACAATTCAAAGACGCGGAAGAAGCGCGAAGAGTTGTCGATTTCGGCGACCAAGAGTATCAAGAAGGAGAAGGTAGAGATTGTTGTACAATTTAATTAAAAAAACAAATAAAGTAAATTTCATATTAAAAATAAGTATTTATACATTATTAGAAATCATAATTTATAAATGGGAAACACACAATCGATGCGGAAAATTAATTTTGAAGATATGCAAACGGTTACGAAAAACCCCGAAATATATTTGTTAATCAATACGTTGCCCCTCGGCGACCATCAAAGCTGTCTAATTCACGGCACTGTTAGTTCTAGTCAAGAAGAATCTGCCATCAATAAATATCTTAAAGAAAACAAGGGTGTTAAAATCATCGTCTATGGGAAAAATTGTAATGATGACAATGTTCAAAAAAAATATCAGCAATTGTTGTCGCTCGGGTTTTATAATGTGTATGCGTACCAAGGCGGCCTCTTTGAGTGGCTCATGCTTCAAGACATATATGGTAAAGATTTGTTTCCGACTACAAAAATAGAAAAAGACATACTTAAATTTAAGGCTTGTTCGATACTGAATATATCACTTTTAGAGAATTAATTTCCTTGTTAAATGCTTTGTTAAATATCCGGGAAAATCAACGAGCTTATTATAGACTTACCTCTTTTAGCAATTGGCTTTTCTTTTTCTATTAGTAATGGATAAGGTAACGGATAAATTGATGAACTAGGAGAAGGTAACGGAGAAGGTAACGGAGGCAGTTGTAATTCATTACAATCTAGCACATCTAGTGCCATATTGGACAAATGGTCGGCGCGTTTATTAAACTCGCGGTAAATATGTGTAAACACAATCGTTTCAAACTTTGCCTTCAACTTTTGAACCTCTTGATACAGTTCTTGTAGACCTACATTTTTCACCTTATATATTCCATTGATTTGATTGATTACGAGCTGGCTGTCACCGTAAACGTGTAATTGTTTGATATCTCTTGTTAAAGCCTCTTGTAGACCCAATATTAACGCACTGTATTCTGATTGGTTATTCGTTTTAGTGCCAATGTATTGACACGACGCCCATATTTCTTGACCATTGTGAAATATTACGGCGCCTATTCCTGCTGGACCTGGGTTGCCTCTTGACGCTCCGTCAAAGTTCATTGTATATTCGGATTGAGGAAATACCTTGGCATTGTTTGGACTAGAACTTGTATTGGAGCTTGCCTTATATTTTAGCGCCACTGGGATAATAATACTTAGATTTGGTTTTGACATTATAATGTATATAAATAATATTGTTTTATTCTTTTATTTTATAGTATTTTATATATTGTAATATTTATAATTCAATTTTTATAAGAAATTTTATTGTAACTGTATTATATTATATACATTATAAAAATGCTACCTACAAGTTTTCTAGTATTGTTTTTAACCGTTTTTCTTTCGTCGACCGCCTTCACTAATTATATAGTGGTTAAGGGCGACACAGAATGTCCTGCTGTAACCAGTGTTGGCGACCGTAGGTCTAATAAGAACTCTTTGCGTGTTGTCCAATACAACGCCGAATGGCTGTTTGTCGACTACAATAGCAACGCCAAATGCCCTGGAACCGGATGTCCGTGGCAAACTGTGGCGGATGCCGAAACCCATTTATCCTATATTGCCAATGTTGTCAAGGGTCTGAATCCCGACATTATTAATTTCTGTGAAATAGAAGGCTGCGATGAACTGAATATGCTTATAAATGGACTGAATGACACAAGTTATAATCCCTATTTGAAGCAGGGCACGGATACGAGCACGGGACAAAATGTAGGCATGTTGACACGAGTTGACCCTTTAACCAGTCTGTATCGCAGCGAAGAGCGCGTTTCGTATCCGGTTCCGGACTCCAAATGCGGCTACACAGGAGAACCCGGGACGTCCGGCGTCAGCAAACATTACATTACCGAGTTTAATTTAGGGGGACTAAAAACCGCATTCATTGGCGCACATTTCTTAGCGTATCCGACTGACAAGACCCGCTGTGCTGAAAGAGAGGCGCAGGCGCAAGTTATACAAAATGTGATTTCTAGTTATATTATTAATGGTTACGAGATCATCTTTTTAGGCGACCTAAATGATTTTGACGCGGAGGTGCCTGACATCAATTCGGATAAACCGATATCGTATACCCTAGATACACTGAAGGGGCTTTTTGGGCAAAAAAAAGGCACATATACTTTAACAAATGCCGCGTCAAAAATGGCGCAATCGGAGCGATATAGTGACTGGTATGACTCGGATTCGAATTGTGCGACGACCTCGCAAAAAGACTATTCTATGATTGACCACGTGCTCATGAGCTCCAAATTGTTTTCTAAGGTGGCCAAGGTATCTATTTATCACGGCTACAACGAATATTGCGGCAAACTGAATTCAGACCATTACCCAGTGGTAGTTGATTTGTCTTTTTAATAAAAAGTGTCTAATAAAAACAATACAATTATTATATAATTATTATATATAATAATTAAATGCCTGAGGCTGTCAATATTGTGAAGCGTATGTATGAAAAACGCGAATTCCTAGTGCTCGTATTTTCCAACCTATTGGCGCAATTGGGCATCACATATTACGTAATGAATAAGACCAATAATCCAGATATTAGTATTATGCCGCTATTTGTTGCCCAAATACTGATTATCCTTTTAATTGCGTTTGTTCCGATGCCCGAATTCATGAAATTTATATTGTTTGGCCTTTTTTCATACACATTTGGTCTTTCATTAAGTAGATACAAACAAAAATACAGTCCGGTAGCACTTGACGCGGCAGTTCAAGGAGCGATGTCTGTATTTGGCGTCATGTTGGCGACAGGGGTAGTATTAACGGCAGGGGGTATTCGACTTGGCTACAAATTTGGCGCCTTTTTATTTTGGGCACTCCTGTTACTAATTATTTTCCGTCTAATCTTTGTTCTAGGCGCAAAAATGAGCCAGGCACACAAGTTGCTCTCGTTTACAGGCGTAATATTGTTCGCTATGTATGTAATATATGATACCAATGTCATTTTACAACGGAACTATAACGGCGGGTTCATTTCGGCGTCAATGGATTACTATTTGGATATTCTAAATTTGTATTCTAGTTTGGTCGGGTCTAATAACTAACAATGCCATCCTTTGCTTTTATTGATTTTAGGAATATATATATATATATATATATAATATAATGCCACATACATTCCACGTAGGCGACTTAGTTAAGGTAAAATATGCTTTCAATCCTCATGCTTATAGATTTGCCGTTATTTTAGATATAGAACAAGGTGCTAACTATTGCGAAATTGCTTATGATTTAAATAGACCTCCAGGATTCGATCGTACAATTATTGATGTCGCATCCTTACAACCATTCACACCGAAACTGGTTATAGATGGTGTGATTACACAGACTGAATACAATAAAGCAGTTGAATTTCAAAATAGAATGGACGAAAAAAAAGATATTACCGGAACCAGTTCGATGATTTCTAGAGCTCAAGGTGTTTCTAAAAAAAGACGCCGAGGAAAAAAGTCTAATAAACGAGGAAGAAAGACTAATAAAGGAGGAAGAAAGTCTAGTAAAAGAAGGCGCACAATGAGAAGATAAAACTAAGGTATGAAAAATTTTGGCTTAGATATACCCACATATAACCGCTACCAATACGTCCTTTTCATCTCTGACAATTTGAAACGGTTTGCCGCAGCCATATATTTTATTTCGTAATACATAGAAGTCACACAATTCTTTTGGCGAATGCGGTCCAATTTGTTTGCCCGAAGAAATCAATGTGCCGTGCCTGAAAATACAACAATTCAGCTTTTCTATTACGATTGGGTCTTTACAATGCGGACAAAAAACAATAATTTCATTTTCAATGTCTTGTTCTTGTTTTATTGTTGAATTTGGGTTCATTGTATTCATTATAAATATATTCAATTATAAAATATATTTATATACTATTTTACATGATTATGCGATTTGTAAGAAATTCTTGATTGACGCAATCCAGTCATCAACAACCTGACTGTTTTGAAATATATCTAGGTTCCCGTTTAGAACCAATTGTGTTGCCTTTATTCCAGTGCTCTCGTCTAAAAACGCATTGTGATAATCATGGCACGCAGTTAAATATGCGAGTGGAATCACTTCCTCGCCAACGCGCGCCCGTTTATGGATGCGCTCGTAGCATTTTGTCGGGTCGGTATTCACGTAAATCACGTCGTTCACAGGGAAGTCCTTGGCAAATTCGTCGAACCAATTCAAATAAATCTGATACATGACGTCCTCGATTTTGCCTTGGTCGTATAACATCTTCGCAAACACAAATTTGTCGGTGTATAAACTGCGCTCGGTGATAATGATGTATTTATCCTTCTTATTTTTATCGTTATCATTTTTATCTTGGTTTAAAGATACTTTATTCATAATATCACGAACCGTCTCTCTCAAAATTGTCAGCCGAGAAATATAAGCCATCATTTGAAATGCGAATGAATACTCCTTCTGATTTGCGTAGAACTTTTGGAGCATTGTGTTACCATCCTTGTCCTTAATCTTCTCCCATTCGTCCACCGGCTCCCTCAGAAACAATACATTGGAATTCTCCTTAAATATTGTCTTCAACGTTTCCAACAAAGTGGACTTGCCCGAGCCAATATTTCCCTCAATAGACACGATCGTAATATGTTCGTTTAAGGCCATTTTAATGTATTTCTTGTTATTATTTATACTGTTATATTTATTTGGTTTTTTTAATTCAATTTAATTTTTGACTTTTGACTTTTATCCTTTGACTTTTGTCTTTTGACATAGGAAAAAAAATTGATTTAGTAAATGGATTTAAAGATAAAATTATAAATAATAACTACAAACACACATTTAAAATGGATCTCAAACAAGTTAAACTATCTAAATCAGAATGGGAATCAATCGAGATCCCAGTCGCCAGTCAAGAAAAGCAAGTGCTCGATTTAATTATCAAGGGCTACAATGACGTGAATATCCGAATTAATAAAACAGATTCTCTCTTTATGTTTCTAAAGATAGAATTCAGCAGTGACATAGAAGACCATCTTTATAATAAATATTTTGCCGACAAAATGAAGGCTCTTGTCAAGAAATACAAACTTGAGTTTATTAAATTCGAAAAGGCACGAGGTCTAAGTCAAAAGAAACATCATACTTCTTCTAGTAAAGAAAGAGAGAAAGAAAAAGAGGCTGAAAGAGAGAAAATGGAAAACCCGCATTTAGCTGAAAAACAAGCGCAACAAGGACAACAAGCGCAACAAGGACAACAAGGACAACAAGAACAACAAGAAGAAGATGAAATTTGCTATGTCGACATTGTATCAAATGTTAAGTTAAAGACCAAGGATGTTATTCGTCTCTCGCGCAGCGACAACATTGATGAAAATGTCAGCAATATATACGAATTTGTGTTGTTCAGACACTTCCAAGACATGCTTTCCGAGATGTCATCAAATAATAAACACTGGTTATTCCATTACTATACTCTCAGCAGATTATTGACAAATAATGTAGACAAGGTCAACGCGCATTTAACACGTATAATTGTTGCCGTTATGGATCATTATGAGCGCAAAGAAGTCGTTGACCTTAAGTACATTATTGAAAACGCATATGAATTTATCGAGCGAAATAGCAATTTATTAAAATACAGCGATATGTCTTTGTATCAACATCAGAAAGACATCTTCAACGCGATAAAGCGGCCTTCTAATAAATTAATATTATATATTGCTCCTACTGGCACGGGCAAAACATTAACGCCGCTTGGAATATCGGAAGGACATCGCGTCATATTCGTTTGCGCGGCAAGACACGTTGGTTTAGCATTGGCAAGAAGTGCTATTTCAGCAGGCAAGAAAATCGCCTTTGCGTTTGGTTGTTCCAGCGCCGAAGATATTCGTCTTCACTATTTCGCCGCAGCGGATTATACGATTGATAGACGTTCAGGAGGCATTCGAAAGGTCGACAATTCAAACGGCATTAAGGTAGAAATCATGATTTGCGATATTCGCTCTTATTTGCCTGCTATGTTTTATATGTTGGCATTCAATAAAGCCAATGATATTGTTGTTCAATGGGACGAGCCAACCATTACACTCGATTACAAAGACCATGTGTTACATTCGGTTATCAAAAAGAACTGGAGTGAAAATCTAATTCCGAATATAATATTGTCGTCAGCCACTTTACCAAAGGAACACGAGCTCACACACACCATTGCGGACTTCCGAGGCAAGTTTATAAACAGGCAAAATGATATTGTCAACATTGTTAGCCACGACTGTAAGAAGTCAATACCTCTTATTGACAACAATGGTTATGTTATAATGCCTCATAAACTAACTCCGAAATATGATGATATGATGATAACGGCACAGCATTGTGAAAACAATCTAACGCTTTTGCGATACTTTGATTTGAAGGAGGCGGCCGAGTTTTCATTATATGTTGAAAAGTATGACTACGTGAATAATCCTGCTAAATTTTACAGAAATTTTGCGAATGTCTCGGATATAAATATGGAAAGCATTAAGTTGTATTATTTGAAGGCATTGAAAAATATTAAACCGGAATCTTGGAACGCAGTGTATACCGCTTTTGGAATGGGAAAAAAAAGACGCATCAGTCCGAATACTACCGTTGACCCGACTGGCAAGAAAATATTAAAAACCAGGAGCGTTGAAAATACGGGTTTCAGCAGTAGCAGTATGGGTGGGTCAGGTCTTAGTAGAATGGCGTCAACAAATGCTACTACTAGTAATACAGCGAATACAGTTACACCGGAACCAACTGGCAGCTCTGCGATTTACATCACTACCAAGGACGCATATACATTAACCGATGGACCTACTATATTCTTAGCAAACGACGTTCAGAAAATCGCCAAGTTTTGTATACAACAGGCCAATATTCCTGCCAGCGTTATGAAGAGCATTATGGAGAAAATCGAATACAATAATATTATAAATGAAAGAATCTCTTCGATTGAAAGTGACCTGGAATTTGAAGAGGAAAAGCTGAAGAATAGTATTTGTGGAACTAGTGGAGATATAAGAAAGGAGGGCAAAAGCAAGGGCAAAATCGCAGGTGATATTATTGACCGAATGCTTTCAAGTGAAAATAACAATCTTAAACTCAGAAAAATGCGGGAAACATTAGAAGACCTGAAGAACATGATAAAAGGTGCTACTCTAAATGACGTATTTATTCCTAATAAGTTGGCACACTTGGATGTTTGGGCTGAAAATCTGAATACGAAGGGCGCGTTTACCAGCAATATTGACGAGGCCACCATTGCGTCGATTATGTTGTTAAAGGATGTAGATGACAGCTGGAAGGTATTGCTTCTACTTGGAATAGGTGTGTTTACGGAACACAAAAGCATTGCTTATACTGAAATCATGAAGAACTTGGCAGACAAGCAGCTTCTGTATTTAATTATTGCGGACAGCGATTACATTTATGGCACGAATTACCAATTCTGTCACGGTTATCTAAGCAAGGACTTGAACATGACGCAAGAGAAGATTATTCAAGCTTTAGGGCGTATTGGACGCAATAATATCCAGCAAGAATATAGCGCGCGTTTTAGAGACAATGAGCAAATCAAAACGTTGTTTACTAGTTTCAAGTCGGAAGATAAGCCTGAAGTGCTGAATATGAATATATTGTTTAATACGGCGAATGTGAGATGGAACGGCTCAGAGTATGAAGAAGTTTCAAATGAATAAGATGATACGTGAGGGTCTAATACACAATTTATATGGTTAATTTTTTTTCAAGAGGAAAAGAATATTATATATAATATTATATTATATATAATGAGTAGTATTGGTCAAAAAGCAAAAGATGCTTTGGGTTCAGTAGCAGAAGGCACGCTTGACGCGGTTGAAGCATCAGGAAAACTTGTATCATCTGCCAGTAATATTGCAGTAACCGCTGGACAAACAGCAGCTAATCTAGCAAGTGGAATAAAAGACACAGCTACTTCAGGAATACAAATTGTATCTTCAGCAGTAGGAGCTGTTGCGACGACAGCAACAAGAATTGAAAACAGCACAAAAGAAATGGCAAAAAGAAGAGCAGAAATAGAAAGGCAAAAAACTGCTGACCAAGTAGGTAAAACAACTGAAGAAATTGCGAAAATTGAAGCAAGAACAAACCTTGAATTAGACAGAATTCAAAAAGAATATGAGTTAGAACAACAAAGATTAAAATTAGAACAGGAATATAATTTAGACAGACTAAATTCAGAGCAACGTGAAAAACTATTAACTCAAAAAGATGCTACAAATCAACGACAAAGGGCATATAATTATGGATTTATAAAAAATGATCCAAAACCAACTGATACTGGTTTTAAACAATCAATTAATTTTTTATACAATTTGAGAACGAATACGTGTTTTTCTTATATACCAAAATATTTTGTAACAGATGATGGAAATATTATTAATATTGATTTTCCTAGACCTGAAGAACAACCAACAGACACGAGGTCGTCAATAATACAAGTTATTAATATGGATACAAAACAGCCTATACAAATTACATTTCAAGCTCAAGCTCAAAAGGATTGGAGAGGTAAACCAATTTACTTACAGCTTCCAGTAATTAAATTTCAAGATTCATATGGTCAATCCAAAACATTATTTGGAAAAATGTATTATGACTTAATATACTTTCCTTGTGGAACAACAATGGGTGGTCGAAGACGTAGAACTAATAAAAGAAGAACTAACAGAAGAAGAACTAACAAAAGAAGAACTAATAGACGAAGAACAAATAGAAGACGTTAATTATAAATCAGCCGCCATTTTTTTAATAAGCTCATCGATACCCTTATTAAAATCTGTATCAATCGTCCAGCCTAATTGCTTCACCTTCTCGTTACTAATATAATACCGCTTGTCATTGAAAGGTCTATCATCGATATACGTTATCCATTCATCGTATTCCATGTTTCCCTTCACTTTCTCTATTAAAATTTTCGCAATATCTAACACAGTATACTCGTGATGGTCGTCGCTTCCAACATTGTATATTTCTCCAATTTCTCCCTTTTCTAATACCAACTTTAGCGCAGCACAGACGTCATTTACATGTAAAAACGCTCTCACATTCGACCCGTCGCCTTGAATGGTCACTTTCTTGTCCTGCTGTAGCTGTTGAATGAAGCGCGGGATTAGCTTCTCCGGATACTGATTTGGCCCATATACGTTATTACCGCGTGTAATAATAATCGGCATCTTGAAGGAATGGTAATACGATTTGGCAATCAATTCTGCCGCAGCTTTGGTCGCCGCATAGGGATTGGTCGGACACAAGATAGAATTCTCGTTTTTCTTTTCCTCGTTTTGGTCAAGCATTGATTCACCATATACTTCGTCGGTTGAGATATGGATGAAACGAGTAATATTATTATCTTTTTTACGGCAAGCCTCTAACAAAGTATGTGTCCCCTGAACATTATCATGTGTATATTGAAGCGCATCTTCGAATGAGTTTTGGACGTGCGATTGTGCCGCAAAATGGATGACTGTATCTATTTGGTAAATATTCAGAATATTCGATATCAGGTCGTACGAACACAAGTTGCCTTTGACTAAATGATACCGAGATGAATTTCGTACTTCTTCGTCAACATTGGTTTCCGATGCGCAATAATACATTGCGTCTAAATTGACAATCGTCGCCTCCGAATTTTGCCTGAAATAATAGTTTATAAAATTGGAGCCAATAAATCCACATCCACCAGTAACAAGTAGTTTCATAATCTGTTATATTTTTGTATTATAAATTATTTATTAAGTTATAACTTATAATATTGTTTATTGTCCTGGGTTTTATTTATTGGTCTTTTTATTAATTTATTGATCCTTTCTTTATTTCATAGACATTCTTAAAAAAACGCTTCGAACAGCATCCTTAATTGGACTAACCGGATTTTTAAAACTTAATGTAGTGTTTGTTAGTTTCATTGTGTCTAAACAATTGTTCGACCTCTTGGACGCCAAGATTTGGTTCTGTTCTTCGACTGAAAAGTTCGACCATGTGAAATCCGGGTCTACAATTTCCTTATACATTTCCAATATTTCGTTATGTGAAATGAGTCCTGGGTTTGTTAGATTTACGGTGCCAACTTGCTTCTTTAATGCCATCTCGATTAAAACTGGCAATAATTCGTCTAAAACTGTCATTGAATTTGGAATAGAGCACACCTTTTTATAGGTCGTAATCTTTGTAATGAAATTGCGCGGGCTGCCTTGTTCGTCTGTAATGGGCATCCGAATTCTAGCGTTCAGCGTGCTATCCGAATACAACAGTTGCATCAATCTGTCGGTATATCCCTTCACGATGGAATACGATGAGCCGAAAAAATTGGGCAAATCGGACTCTAAAAAGCCGGTCTCTACATCGCCATATATATGCTTCTGTTCGTCATATTCAAAAATACATCCAGTACCTAAATAGGTAAAGTGAATATTATTCTTTTTGCTTATTTCAGCGAGTCCTATGGGACTGAATAGGTTGTCATTCATGTTTTCAACTAGTTTGCCTGGCTTCTCTAGGTAGTCAATCGTACCAATTACTTCATTCTCATAGACGCCATGCGTGCGACCAATAAAACTCATAATATGGGTTACATTCTTAATCAAGTCTAATTCCCGTTGTATCATTTTAATATCATCTGCGCGACACAATGATTTAATCACTTTAATATTTGCGTTCTGTAATAATTCTACTACTTTGGAGCCAATCCAGCCATTTCCACCAAATACAAGAACTACGGGCTGCGAATTATCATGTGTCATTTTATATAAAATAAGGGTTAGTATTTAAATTCTTATTTTATTATTATGTTTTAATAGTGTTCTTGTGCTTAGATTAAAGTAGTTTTAATTTGCTTCCGATTTCTTTGAAATAACTGCCGTTATATGATGTGTTTTTTGTTAGCGCTTTTGACAATGTCTTGTCGCTCATTTGTAATTGTTTAATACAATCATATTTACATATAAATTCCCGAGTTAAATTATTATTGGCGTCATATTGTCCGATGCCGTTTTTATATAGTATTGGAACGGTGTCATTTTGTTTGCTTTGCCAATTGGCAAAGCAATTTTGTATAATCTATTTATTATAAAGGGTGTCTGTACTATGGACACCCTTTATAATATACTTTCACCTTCGTATTTTTCCTTTATTTTTTCATTTAAAATAGCTATTTGGTCTTGCAAATCATAATCTATTGGTAAAACCATTTTAATATTTAATCGTTTTCCGTCTACTACTCTTTTTTCATATACAAGATGAGGTTTATCCCTTGTTATAATAAGAGAAACATATTTTGGTAAAGTAGGTTCACTTTTTTCAGGATACACGTCATTTTCTAAATCATCTATTATTTTATTTACTTGTGCTAGTTTTTCTTGAATAGATAATCCATTTGACTTACAACCAATCCATATTTTAGCTAATTTGGGATGTTTTTCAATCTTAAAATATTCTCGCAATCTCTTTTTTTCTTTATCAGCATAATCTTTATAATATACTACATATTTACGCATCATATCTTGTGTAATTCCTTCAGGTAAATCTCTCGCATTATGTTTTCTTTCTCTCTTTGTTCCTTCTTTGATTCCTTTTGAATTCTGTTCTTGTTCTTCTCTTGTTGCTATTCTAAGATTTTCAAATGTATTATTTAATGGATTTTGGTCTATATGGTCTACACTGATGTTTTTTGTTCCTTTACCATTTCCATAACAACCAGTAATTATTTGATGAATGTATAACTTATTATTACCAACTACATAACCATTTGCTCCTTTAAACCATGTTATTTTTATATTACATGTTGTCTCATATTCTAATATTTTTTGATAACTAACAGGACATAGCTTAATTAACGTATTAGTTTCACAGTACATATATATTATTTCTTTATCATTTTCATTCACATTCCAATAAGGATTTTTATATATACCAGCATCTTTACCAATAGATTTTACATGCCCATTATTATATTGAATAACATTATAATGAGTTTGAACATATGTCTTTGTTTGTTCGAAGTTCATAATATAATATTTATATTATGAATTTGTATTTTATTTTTTATTTCAATTTTGTTATTACAATGATATAAATAAAATAATTTGTAACACATTGCGCTTAGTTGGAATAAGCACTCTGGTTCCCATAAGTTTCCAGATGGGGAGGACTGTATCTTAAGCCAGCTCAGGTTGATTAGACCTTCATTGCTGACCCATATCCGTTCAGTCTCTGACGCCCTACCGTATTCTATCATAGCGAATTTAGGTAGTAAGCATGCGGATTGCCCAATCTTTTTCATTATTACCATACCCGAGTTAATTACTCTCGGCCATCTAAAAGTTTCCAATTTAGACTTGGTAGAAAAAGCTATAAGGGGTTTCCCGAACAACAAGATATGTCGCAACATTTGTTTCCAAATGTCACTAGCAGTTAGCCTGGGTGTATTTATGCGACGGCTAAAATGGTTTTCTATAGTAAGTGGTCGCTTTACTATAGCATACTGCTTTTCGGCCCTGGTTATTCGCTTGCGCAAATGGTTAAGGCCTCCCATGCCAGACATAATTCTGAGCACGTTGTAGTTGGTGGCATAGACACGGACCTTGGCAGTCTTGGTTCCCTCAACGGTGGCGTTGGAGAGGACAAGCTGGAGGGTGGCGTTATCTATTCTTGAGAAGTTGCACGTGCCGCTGGGTTGATGTTCCTCAGGGCGGAGGGCAAAGGAGTACACGTTGATACCCTCATCAGGGTTTCTGGTGTGAGCCTGGTAGGGCTGAACCCATGAGAAGTAGGTTCCTTCGCGCTCAGAGAAGCGGTCTTGGCCGTTAAGTTGGAGCTTAGCGGTGACGACGGGGTTCTGTCCCCAGCAGTGGAGGTCCAAAGAGGTCTCGGTCAAAACGAATGTACCAGCATCAGAGACGGTGGAGTTATCGTTGTGGCCTGATGACAGATCCTTGAGGGCAGCAAGGATAGAGGGGTCAACACCGAGGTTGGGGTTTTGGGGGACGGGAACGCCTCCCATGTTGGACTCGTTGTAGGGGTTTTGGGGACCATGCCAGTATCCAGTGAAGCCAGCGGGGATATCATAGTCAAGAGCACCGGCATCATCAAAGAGACCACGGGCATCAATGTAAGCACGAGAGTCAGCAGCGACGGCAGCGGGACCACCGAAAGCATGGATGGCATTGGGGAGCGCATCGATGGCATCAGTGTAGTTGAAGGGTTGGGCGCCGAGAACCTTGAACAAGAGAGCATCGCACACCAAAGATGAGCAATAGTCAACGTTCTGATCGGGTTGGACGACCCAGATAAGCTCCTTAACGGGGTGGTTAAAGTTGAGCTTGATCTTGTTACTTGATGAACCAACAGACTCATCACCAGTGAATTGAAGCTGGGTGATGAGGTACTCGTGGGGGTTCTGGGCGAATCTGCGGCGCTCGTCAGTGTCCAAGAAGACATAGTCGACGTACAAAGAGGCAGCAACAAGTGACTGGTTGTAGGCGATGGCAGCAGGGACGGGGCGACCGGGGGCATATTGGCCAGAGGCGGTGATAGGGTTGGAAGCATTGGAGTTGCAAGACAATGTGGTGACAGCCCACAAGCACTCATCAATAGGGCGGATATCAAGGTTGATCTTGACCTCGTGGTATTGAAGAGCAATCAAAGGGAGAGCCAAACCGGGGTTGGTGCAAAACCAAAACTGGAGAGGGATATAAAGGGTGGTTTCAGGGAGGGCGTTTCTGGGAGCGCAAACTTGACGGGGAGCCAAGGAGTCGCAAGGACCATCAACCTCAGAGAAAGAGGGATCAGTGATGAAAGTGAGTTGGGTGGTGTTACCAATCATCTTGAAATATCCCTTTTGTTGCTCAGAGGTCATGGTGAGCTGGTTCCAGATGTGCATCCAGTCACCATATTGACGGTCAATTCGTTGGCCACCAATCTCAACCTCAACCTGAGCAATGAGTTGCTCACCGGGGAAGTCCAACCAACGGGCATAGACACCCGAGCCGGATCCAACAGCGAATGAGGAAATGCCCATAAGCTGGTTAATCTCGGGAAGAGTGACTTGCAAGTATGTTCTGTAAGCAAGATCACCGTTTCTTGAGATAACGCATTGAACTCTGCGTCCGAAATCGGCTTGGCCGTTGAAAGTTTGCTCGATCGATTCGATGGCAAAGTTAGTATATCTTCTGTAAGTGACCTTCCAGAAAGTGATTTGAGGATTACCTGTACATTTCCTCTACCTTATCTTTCAATAAGGATTAGACTATATCTTAAAATGAATTTATTCTATTTGTTTATTCGCTTTACTCAAAACTAGTTCTTTATTAAATATAAATTCACTCGAAAACCATTTAGTCGTTGAACCTTCCTCTTTAAACTTTTCTATTTTATCAAAAATTAGATTTATTTGTTCCATATCAATATTTTTTTTAGATGAATTGTATTTTACAGTAACTGGCATCATATTTGACCAATTCCAGCATTTTAATTTTTCGTCTTCAACCGACAAATCAAATTTACATACTGGAATAATATGGTCAATAGACCAAAATGAAGCATAATTATCCCAGTTCATTTCTTTTGTAAAATTGTATTCTAACCATTCTCTAAAATATTGAATATTACAACCAATATAATTCATAGTAGTGTCATTTTTATTTAGAACATTTCGCAAACGGGCGGCTAATGATTTTTTAATTCTGTAATTCATATTTGTATTACCATTTTTTATTATATCATTTTTACACCATTCTGTTTTTTGTTCTTTTAAAAATGTTGGATAACAATCTAAACAAATCTTCTTTTTATAATGTTTTTTCAACTTGGCAAAATTATATAATATCTTTTCTGTATTACATTTTTCACATGTTGCTAAAAAATTATCTAGCCGTTTTTGTCTTTGATTTTTTTTTCGAATTTTATCCAATTCATTTAAACATTTTTTACAAGTGGATGAATATGAATTGTTAGTATATTGTCTAAATTTATCAATACACTTGGTGTTTTCACATTTGCCACATTGTTTTTCTACTATTTCTACTATTTTATTTGGAGTTAGTTGTATATCCATTTATATGATTATGTTACACAATATCTATATTATTTCATTTTTGTTTATTTTGTTTATTTTGTTTCATTTTATTTATAAAATTTAAAGAGGCTTGGATGCTCATTGCCCATTTATTCAAACTTTTGTATCAATAAAGTCTAAATCATCTTATTCATTTTTACTATACCCAAGTTTTTTGTCTTGGCCACAACTCTCTCACAAAAGTTGCTTAGTAGAATAAGCTTTAGGGGTTTCAAGCAGTTTGATTTTCTCACTAGGGATTTTCATACTAAACATATTATTTAGTATCCCTAATTAACATCAGTGGATCTTTTATAGATGCCACAAAGGGTTTTATGAATATCTTATTGATTCGATATTCCCCGATGTTTTTCTACCCTACAGGTTTTTAAGGTAAACATCTTGAGCGCCGTAAGCTACGAGTTGCATAAGTCCGCCTCCCATTTTATATTATTCCTAAAGAAAATAATTTTTGGAATTCTAATTTAATTAAATTTTGACGACAATTAAAATCTAATTAAATACCTACATATTATTTTAATATATTATTAATGTTTACATTTTCCTTCATAAATATGGACAAATATAGCTCATCAAATACTTCTTTTTTCCCCTCATGATTTTTAGTAAAAATATACGATTCTTTTCGTTTCTTAATAGACCAACCATTGTCTAAAGCATTGTATAAAAAGACCATTTTTTGGAATTTAATTTTATCCACTTCCAGGGCTAATTGTTCGTTATTTTGTGTTAT